ACAAGAAAAGAAGGTGCTGCAAAAGTCTTTTTAGCCACTTCTGGACCGAGATGATTAGTAGATTGTATGTTTCCCACTAAAGAACCATTTTGAGCTCTATGAATCCATTTAACGGCTTCAGATAAATTAGTGATAATGCAATCGACATCCACAAATAAAATGACTTCTGCATCTGTTGTATCTGTCACCCATTGCATCCAGTCTGCATGATTAATACCATCAATACAATGTTGAAAAATAGGTAAATCTAATTTTTGAAAAACTTTTTGTTGACCCCAAACGATTCGTTCATCAATATTTTGCCAATGCAAACTATAAATTTTTAATCTCATTTTCTAGCCTCCATCATTGCATCGGCATAAATATAGGATGATTTGACCAAATTATCTACAAAGCCTGTGGCTCCAAATCTTTCTTTATTTAAATCACTTGATGCCAATAAACCTTGTAACACTTTGGCAGCGAAGTAATCCCTTAAATCCATGCCTTCTGAGCTATATCTAAATTCACCATCAGAAGTAAAATTAAGTTCTGGAAATGCTTTAATTGTTTCTTTCATCTTTATCCCCTAAAGTTAGTGCCAGTTTATCTAAGCAGCCGACTGGCGCAGCCCTAACAACCCCCTAGACTGGGCGGAACTCTTTAATCATTACTGTACATCCACCACCCTTTTTTAAATCACCACGAGTCACCAATAAAAATTGAACTTGCACATCATCATTAAAAATACCCGCATCTTGACACGCATCAAGTATTGGTTTTAAACAATTATCAACATCCATCAATTTTTTTGAACGTGGATGAAGTATTACCGCAACCGCAAGGGGAATATCACTTAGTTTTGGTATGCGATGTTCCAGAACATAATCTACAACTGCTTTTTTGAACAATTGCCCTCTTTTACTGATATAACGCCGATGTCCAGAAGCTAACCAATAAGCATTCATGCTAGGCGGATACGGTAATCTTAAAGTAATCATATAAAATTCAATAAAATCAATGACTTATCAAAAAGGTATGTCATCGTCACCCATACGACTTACTTCTTTTGGGTACACTTCTTCTTGCTTTGGTGGCGGTACATAGTTATCTTCACTAAGTGATAGTAAAACACCACTACCAGTCTGTTTAATCCATGCTGCAATCTTAACTTGATCACCCGCCTTCAAATCCCTAGAAACCGTAATCAAACCCGTGTAATCGGGACTACGCTCGTGCTTTTTCTTATTTTGAAATAACACCCCTTTGCCAGGTTGTGCGTTATGTGCGTAACTCATTCTGAACCTTTCATTTCTCGATTAATACCAGCTAACAACTTACTCAAAGTGACACTATCCCAAGAATCCATGAAAACCTTATTGGCTTCTTTTAAAGAATCATACTTCTCTGCTTTTTCTTCATCCGTCAACTTTGCATTTTTAATGCGAGAGAACATTTGTAGAAAACCAGCTTGCCAATCATTTACTGTCAAATAATTAGCATAAGGATCAACTGCGCCTGGAATATACAATGGCAACTTTGGTAAATCTTCCACCACTTCAGCGGGCAACTCCACCACCTCATTGCCTTGAATGATGGAAACGGTTTCAACTTTAGACGGAGTAATATCACGTTCTTTACGAGGCTCAAAGTCTAGCACTTCGTCTGAACTGTATTGACCTAAAATACAAGCGGGATAAATCGACCTTACCGCTCTTGAGATAACACGAGCTCTTAACATATCTTCTGGGAACTTTGTCCAAGCTGAACCCACTTTGTAAATGCCCGCTTCCTTCGCCATTTCAATTGTCCACTCGACAGTAATACTGCCACCAGACTCATGCGTAAAAGTACCAATACATCTTTTAGCGCCTATTTCTTGCCATTGCACCTTACCACCCGCCTGTTGAAACCTTGCCAAGATTGCTTGACTCTTGAGAGCTGGTCTGCCTTGAATAATGTCATACTCTTGCATCACTGTTGCTGGGTGCTTGTTTTCTGCTTGAGCCACCAACATGACTGCAATGACTTGATCCTTCGTTTGAAAACCATAAAACTTACTTCGGACAATGGCATCTGCCATCACCCCCATATCTTGAACCGTGACTAGACTGTTCATATAAATTTCTCCAAAATTGTTAGTAGAGTATCAATGACTGAGCTTGCAGCCATCACATAAATTGCAATATCAATATTATTCATCGTAGTTATCCCAAACAATAATAAAAATCAACGCAAGGGCAAAACCAATGAGCAAACCTAAGTAAAATTCAATCATTTGATTAAAAACCTCCGTGAACCCATTTGTTCAACTACAAACTTTGAGTAAATGTCTGGCATTGCAGTTTTAAACAAATCAGCACTAAACTTCATAGAGGCTTTCGAGGACTTCCAAGTCACTAAGGTATTACCATCAAACGTGCGAAGCTCTGAACGGTCACCTAATGCGTTTCTAATCTCGGTTTCCCACTCATCTCCAATCGTTTCCAACTCTTTAATTTTTGCCTTTAATTGCTTGAGGTCACTGACACGGGTTTCTAGTGATTGATTAGCAATTACAATGCCATCGACTGACTGGGGATAAGCTAACTTCGCATCATCAACAGATTGTGCCTCTGGAACAGTTCCAGATACAACATGCGCCCAAAATACGGACATTTGTTTAATAAAGTCTAACTTTTGGTCTTGTGTGAAAGTAAAGTCAAACGTCACAAACTCTTGTCCACCAAAAAGGACTGCCAATATTACTCGATCAACATTATGAACTGTTGCTTCATGTAAACATTGAATGTAATCAGCTTGTGGGACTCGATTTGTTTCTGCATCGAACTTATTACGCACCATCGCATTATAGTTTTTACCTTCTACGAGAGTTGTGCCGTCCGCACTAATAAAATCAAAATGAGATCTAAGCCAAGATTCAGTAGGGTGGCTAAGAGCATAATCCGCATCTTTTAATTCCATCTGTAATCTATCTTGTGCTAGTTTACCAAGAACAGGCTGCATTACATGACCCATCTGTACGGCTTCAACACCGCTCAAGTCTGGGGGTGCCAACTTACCTTGTTTGATTAAAACAGTTTCTACTGCATTGCCATTTATGACTTGACGGCTATCACCACTCCACCATGCACCGTTTCTTACTGCTGGTTCAAAATCGTTTCTATCGTTCATAATAACTCCGCCATAGTTTTAACTAGTTCTTTAAGGATTTCAATCTTATCTTCGAGCTCACCAATCTCTGATTCCAACACGTCAACCTTGTTTTTCAATTCATCAATCTGAATTTGATGACCAGGTGACAATTTGGAATATTCGTCAGTCACAAAATCGACTATTTTTTCATAATTATCAGTAATCTCCATCATGCACCTCCACGACAGAAAACAGAAGCAATGTGCTCATCATCATCCATTTCAAACTTAGGCTCGAACCACCGACCATCTTTACCGCAACCAATGGTTTCTAAGTTATAACGATTTAGCCTGGCATCTCTGGTTTGAAGATTACCACTTACTAAATCAACCCCATTGTTAGGACTCACACAAGTATCGGGACCATACTTTCCAACGTTTAAATGCTTACAATCTCTACAAATCTTCATAATATTTTCCTTTTGTTAGGTTATAAAAATATCTACTACATACAACAGTTCACATCTTACTACATAAAAAATAAACTTTGCAATATATATTTTATATTTATATCTATACACAACTATCTATACACAAATATATCATATCTAATCACAAAAACATATCCATACACAATCAGTCAGCAAGAGTGTTCGGTTTGCACGACCACACTTATATAGTGTAGTTAAAATATCTATAAACAGTTATAATATTTACCAATATGATATACCTATATAATATATATATAGTCTATAGTTCGTTGGGGTCTTTGGGGTAATCCTCTGGGGTCTCTCTGGCAACCCCTTAACCACCAGCCCACCCCTTGACCCCCTATGATTAAAGGTTAGCAAAACTGAAGATCAAATCTTGAGCCACACGCACACACATGCGAGCGTAGGGAATTTTTTTGGTGCTTACAACCCTTTTATGTTTCCAGAGATCAAAACTGTTTTCTTGCTACCAAACCCTTAATAACGTCATTCTTTATTAAAAACGTCAAAACCTTTTAAAGCCCGTTTAACATGCAATTTTTTATTTTGAGATCGAGATATTAAAAGATAAAAAAATACCCGCCTAAGCGGGTTTAAAGTGTTTTAAGTGATTGTTTTAAACTTTACCGTACTTGTTAGGGTAATTTTTACAGTAAAATTCATTTTCAAATTGATCACGATAATAAGTATTTTCTGATCCATATTCTACAATTCTGATCGTACCTAAAATTAACCAGGTATCTACTGTTTTTTGATCAAGTTCTTTAGAATAGTATTTTTCGTTCTGTTTACAAATCGCTAACCCGAATTTTTCCATTTCTTGAAGTAAACTCATGTTAAAACCCTCCCGTACGATATAAATAGATAACGGCTAATAGAGCGCCAGCTGCCGCCATGAATAAGCCGCCTAAAATGTAATCTTTAATTGAAGTTTTCATTGTGATCACCTTAATGGTATAAATTCATTAGAAATAATTGTTCAGCGCCAAAAACTCTAGGTTTTTCACAACAATCGCAAGTATATTTTCTAGCGTCAGGTTCGATCCCCTCGTTTTCAGCTCCACATGCCAAACAAAAACCATTTTCGAGCTCGATAGCTTCAACCAATTCATTTTCACTAGGTACAAATACCGTTTTAGCGTTCATTAATTTCAATTGTTTCATTTTTTTAATTCCTTATGTTAGTTAGAAAATGATTACTTTAATAGTAATCGCTTAGATACCTATTACTAAGTATCTAAACGTTTACAGTATTAAGTTAATAAATTGTTATAAAAATCGGTTACTTCTTTTTCTATGAATGATTGACAAACAATATCTAACGTGCGCCAATCATAAACATAAAAATATTGTTGATCATTTTCATCATAATCATTACTCATTAAATAATTTTCTTGTTTCATGTTTTCCATTTTTTTCCCCTAAAATTAAGCCGCCGCCTGGTTATCTAACATATCAAACGCCTTGATATAATCCGCCGCCTTTTGTGCCATGGCTGCAGCTTTAAAAATCGCATTCGGGTTATCTTTTAAACATCTTAACCAGCTCTCGATATAGCCGCCATGCCTTAGCTCACCTTGAATTTTAAAATCCTGGCATAGAAAAGCCGCTCCGAGCTCCGCTACTAATTCTTCAAAGGCATATTTAGGTGATCCAAATTTATTCCCTAGCTCTCTGTTTAATCTTTTCTCCGCTCCGCTCCAATGAGTGAGCTCATGTAATAACGTCGCATAATAAGCCGCTTCACTATTAAAGCTGGTTTTATTTGGCATTGCAATGAAGTCACCAGAGCTGGTGAAATAAGCACTATTACCCCCGTGCTTTACAGTTGCACCAGTTTTAATTACATGATCTTCAAGAGCGGGAATAGGGTTAAAAACCTTATCATTGTTATCTGGTTTTACATAAGTAAAGTTTTCAACCTGGTCAGCATTGAAAACGTAATAAGTTTTAATACAAGGGTAAGCGCTCTTTTGAATATCTCCGTTAGGTTTAATATCCTCTTTTACTACTGGAGTATAAAAACATATTTTAGTGCCCTTTTCTCCCTTTTTTACGGGTGATCCGATCTCGTTCCATTGTTTAAAACTTGCCCAATATGGCGTAACGTATCCGCTTAGGTGACCAGAGAACGATAAGATAAAGCGATTGATCCCGTTGTATTCGTTCTTAGTTACTAGGTTTATATCGGCGCTTGAATCACTATGCCAGGGCTTTATCCAGGGGATAGCTCCGCTCTCTAGCTCTTTGACGATCTTGTCTGTTACCTCTTGATAAATTGCATTCATGTTAAATTTTCCTATTGTTAGTAAGTGATATGACATATAAACATATAAGTATATATTTATATAAGTATTGTAACGTATGAACATGAGAAAAGTAAACATATAAGTATATATATCTGTATATATATTTTTTTTATATAGTTAAGTTATATCTATAGTTATTCTATATATAGGGGTTTTCTATAGCTTTTCTATATATATATGTAAGCCTGGTAATTTTGGGTAAGTTTGACCAGATCGTCAACTTCCCACGCTATGACTAAATATAAGTATATGGCACCCATATAAGGATATAAACATATCATATAGGTACATATGAGATATAGTATAGGTTAACCCTAAAGGGTTAACTATAGATATAGAACATATCTATATAGATATAGATATTAGTATAGGGTACTAGGGTTTATATAGTTATATCTTGTTGATGTAGCGCAGCTGGTTCGTTGAGTTGGGTTTGAGTTTGGTTAGGAAGGTGCCCCATACCAAGTTCCCCCCAAAAAAAATATGGGTTTTTCGATATAGTAGAAATAAACTATAAAATATAGTGTATATTGATAACTGGTTATATTTAATAAGGGGTTTATATGTCAGATATTGTGATAGAAAAGAATGTAGAGATACCAGAGGCGAGAATCAGAAACAATCATCCATATAAAGAGATGGAGATAGGTGATTCATTCTTTGTAGAGAATGGTAAGTTAGCAAGGGTATGCAATAACAACTATCGGATGCAGAAGTTGTTGGGATGTAAGTTTATTGCCAGGTCAGAACAGTCTGGTGATGTGAAAGGGGTGCGAGTATGGAGAACCGAGTAGATCCTATCCTTGAAAACTTAGGTACTGCCCCAGATGACTTGAAGAAAGCGTACATTGAGCGGGTGTGGAACATGA